CCGCCGTGCTGCTCGGCGATCTCCACCTCGGCGACCTGCTCAACGATGTCGTCGGCCACTTCATAGGGTTTGTCTACCGCCGGTTCGAGTTCCGACTGCTTGACGTTGACCAGCCCCTCGCAACCGTAATTGCGTTGCTGGCAGATTTTTTTCACGTCGTCTTTGCTGTCTACCCACTGCATGAGTTGGCGGGAAAAGAAGCGGCCCGGACTCTTGCCGGCGGCCCGAAGCCGGCGGTACTCCGCTTTGCGGCCCATCTCGTCGTTGCCGAAGCCGTCGTCTCTATTCCGCATAAAAGTCTTATTAGTCTGGATGCTCGGGCAGGGCACGGCCGTCGACCGCTTGGGAACACGTTTTGGATTCACGGTGCACGTCGGCATGGCTTATTCTCCTCCTTGCGGTGGTTGGCCTTGCTGCGGTTGGCCTTGCCCCGGTTGTCCGGCCGTCGGCGGGCCGGGCAGCATCAGCCGTTGCAGCGGCATGTCGAAGGCGTCGGACATAATCTCCATCAGGGCGTTGTAGGGGCCGACCATGCCCGGCTGGCCTTCGGGACCCGGCGAGGCCCACTGGGTGTAGACCGGCAGGAAGGTCTGGGCGAGCATCTGGGCGTCCTGCATCTGTTTCTGTTTGTTCCGCCGGACCCCCGTGCCCGGTTCGCAGGTGTAAAGGTATTCGGCCGCCGCAGTCCGCGGATCTTCAGTGTTGACCAGGCTCCCCCACGCCATAGACAGCGGACTTTGGATAATTGCCGCCTCGATGTCCTCGGGCGCCGGCTCCCCCCCATCGTATAGCGAGTCGGGCGGCGGCGGCTCGTTGAACAGCGGGGCCACGGTGGCCGGGCGGACGTACATCCGGCTGGCCTGGGCGGCCTTGGCCCCGATGTTGGCCATCCAGTTGACCACCCCGTCGGCGTAGTCGCTGGGCCGCGAGGTAAGGTGCGTTTCGCGGGCCTTCGATTCGTAGGCTGATCGCGGTTCCTTTTCCGGGGCCCGTCCGTACATCAGGGCGCCCATCCCGCTGGCCTCCTCGAGGCGCCGCTCCACGTCCGCCTTGATCTGCCAGACGTCCTTGTTCAGTTCCGGGAACTGGACAATGTGCATCAGATGTTTCAGTTCCTCGGGAACCCCCTTGTAGAGCACGCGGGTATAGTCCCCGCCTTCCAACAGGGCCTTGTCCAAATCCGACTGCACGGAATCGGAGACGAGCATAATATCCCGGGCGGTGATCCTCATTCTGGCCTCGATGTAGGCTTGCAGCCGGTCGAGGAATATCAGGTGCGGCATGGAGGATTCCAGCGGGCTGGTGGCCCACGGGTTGTCGCCGTTGGGATAGATGTCCATGAAGGACGTCGGCCACGGGTTGCTGCGGTCCTCGAAGAAGGCGATCGGCCAGCTTATCTCGGACTTTATCTTCTCGATGGTGTGCTCGCCCGTCTCCAGCAGGTCGGGACGCAGGTTCAGTGGGTAGCGCATCCCCGGCACGATCGCCAGCCACACATGGCGGCCCAGGCTGTCGATCGCCTCGCCCAGCGGACTCTTCTCCTCCGGCGCGCCGCGGAGCCGGTAACCTATGCCGATCCGCGACCAGACCTGGAACCAGTGGCATATATCCTGTTCCTCGCGCAGCACCCGGGCCGGGCTCTCGTTCGGCCCCGCCTGCGCCTGGGCGTGGTGGCTGGTGAAGGCGGCCCGGATCTCCTTGGCCGGCACGCCGAACATGTCCTCCATCCGCCAGGTCGGCGTCCAGCACTCGCGGATGATAAAACCCGCCTCCCGGTACTGCGTGCAGTCGGCGTCGATCAGCAGGTTGTCCACGCTGTCGTACTCGACCACCGGAATCTGCCCGGCAGTTCCTTCACTCATGGCGTGCCAGACCACGCCCCGGCCCTTCACCAAGCCTTCAGGTATCGCCCGGCGGCTCTCGCCGTAGAGGTCGTTTTCGGCCAGCAGGTAGTTTATCCAGAACTCTTGCAGCCAGCTCGCCAACTGCTGCTCGGGCTTGGGCCCCGAGTTGGGCGCAAGCGCCTGCAGGTCGGCCGGCAGGTGCCGCATCCGCGGCTCGGCCGAAAAGTGGGGCAGCCGCTCGTGCACGTAGGGCAGCATCAAGCTGATGAACTCGCGGGCCTTGTTCAGCCGGGTGCGGACCCTGCCGCCGAGGTTGTCGGGCATCTCGGTGCCCTGCCCCTCCTGCTCGATGTCGGTGGCTCGGAAGTCTTTGCCCAAGAAACCCCACAGCCGGTCGGCCGTGTCGCCGAACTGCGCCTTTTTAGTCTTGCGGCACAGTTCGACCTGCTTGAGCCAGAGTTGCGTGACACCCTCAAGGTCTTCGCGCATGGCGGACTCCTCTTCGGCAAACTATTTCAGACGACCATCGACCCGGGCTTTATTTTCGGGTCGCTTTTCGGCGCACGGCCCCTGCCGGTCCTGGGTTTCTCTGACGCGGGCTTTGGAGGAGGCTGCCGGAGCGTGCGGACCTCGTTCTCCATTTTCTCCACCCGCTCTTGCAGGTTGCGGACGACCACGAATACTTGCCGGCGCTGCTTTTCGGGCTCGGCAAAGTCCCACACCCCGGTGAACGGGTCCTCGTTGATCTGCCTTTTCCGCTGCTCGACCCGCGGGTCGGTAAGGTGGTAGGCCGTGTGGAAGCGGGGCATCCCTTCCACTGTTTGACACAGGACCTCAACGCTCCGCGTCTTCTTCTTGGTGACGAAGCCGAGCTTGAGGTCCGTAAACTTGGTGGTGCTCGAAACGAGCACCTGCGTCCCCTCTGGGGCGTCGGGAACGTCGAAGGGAATTTCGTTACTCATCACTCTTTCTCCTTGTCAGTGGGTAGTGGAGGGTTTTTATGGTTGTTGTCGGTGGTCACCTGCGCGACATGGCGTCGCGTGTATATTGTTGCCGTTGCCGGCGGTGTTTGTCGGCCAACAGATCGCTGGCGCCGCGGGTCTTCTGGGGCGCATCGGGGTCGGGCGGCCGGTAGTGCGGGTCGAGGCCGGCCGCGTACTCCAGGTCGTCCACGAAGTCGTGCGCGCCCTTCGTGGCCCGCTTGTCGGGCCGTTTTTCGTCCATGTGGGCCCGCTTCATCTGCCGGTCCAACTCCGGCGCCACCCCCCGCATCACCTGCAACTTGGGCGTGCCGGCGTGCGTCCCCGTGCCCCGAATGCTCAGCCAGCCCAGCAGCGCCTGTGTGCGGGCCTCCACGTCGTTGCTGCCGGGCATGAAACCGCCCAGCCCCTTGGTCGGGCCGCGGAATCGCACGTTCACCCCGGCCTCCATCGCCGCGTTGAAGTAGTGCTCGGCCACGGTTTTGTCCTGGCCGACGGCGTGCTGGTGCCCCATCTGCTGGTCGATCACCATCGAGTCGTAGCCGTTCTCGGGCTGCCGCTTGGCCGCCTGTTCGGCCCACGGCACAGCGTGGCTCTCGCCCGAACTGAGCTCGAAGCTGTCGTAGACCGTCACGTGCTTGTCTTCCGGGTCGACCGCCAGCAACAACGTGGCGCAGTGGTTGGTGGCCGGGTCCAGCACCAGGATGTGCGACCAGTCCGGCGGGACCGGAAACGGCTCGCATCCGTGCACGCCCATCGGGTCGTACATGGGGTAGATTCGCCGGGCGTAGAGCGCGAACACGCCGAAATATCTGACCTGCCGCTCCTCGTCGGTGGTAAGCGAATCGTAAAACGCCTTCTTGGCGGAGGCGGGGACGTAGGGATTGTCGTCGATCAGGCACATGAACGCCTTGACGTTCTCGCTGCCCGCCTCGGCCGCCTCGTACAGGTCGGCAAGCTGCCAGTTGGCAGACTGCGACGTGCCGCTCCATATCGCCTTGGGGTGGTGCCGGGGGTCCTCGCTCAGCGCCACCAGCCCGCGGTTGAGTTCCCAATAGAAGTTGTCGTCCAGCATTTGTTCGTCAAGAAGACCGTGGTGGTAGTGGTCGCCCAGCGGCGGCTGGCCCTGGCTGGAGCGGAACAGCACCCGCCAGCCGGTAGTGGGGAAGTTGACTATGCGCGGAATCTTCTTGCTGGTATGCTCCCAGGCGATCGAGCCGGGCGGGATCAGCCGCGGCGGGATCAGCGGCGGGGCATCCCTCCACTGTTCGCGGTAGGCCGCGTCGTAGGGGTCCAACTTGAGCGGGTCGTTCGGGTCGGGCCGCACCGCCCGCCACAGCCGGGTCCGCTCGTCGCGGATCATCTTGAACTGCGGCCCGGTGCACATCCGCCACAGCATGGCCACGTTGTCCAGGTCGCGGGCCACCACCAGGCTGTTGCCGTGGCGGCGGACGTATTTGTCGTAGGGGTCTACGCCCAGCCAGGCCCGGACCGACTCGATCAGGGCGTGAAAGGTTTTGGTGGATCGGTTGGCCCCCACCAGCAGCCGCCAGATCGCCGAACACTGGTGGAACTTCTCCATGTGGGGCAAGGAGAGGGCCAGCCGGATGCCCTCCATCCGGTGCTGGTACAGACGGCCCAGCATCGGCCGCAGCGCCGAGGGCACGTTGAAGTCGTCAGTTTTAAGTTGCGTCACCATGTTCCACTTCGTCCAGAATCCCGCGTATCTGCTCGGCCAGGGCGGGGTCTTGCCGGATGGCGGCCTTCAGTTCGGCGATCTCGTCCTCGGGTTCGATCTTGCCCGGCGGCGGGGCCTCGCCATACGCCTGCAAGGACCGCAACAGGTCGGCCTCGATGCGGATACGGGCCGTGTGGCCCGGGTCGACGGCATCGAAGTCGCGTTTGACCTCCTTGGCGAACCCCTTTGGCCCGCCCATTTGCCCCATAATCTCCCGCAGCACCTTTCCGAAGTTCAGCGAAGTCACCGGGTCGGCCAGGGCACCGAGCTGGTCGGCCGGTTCGTTGGCGGTCGCCGCCTCCAACCCGTCCAACAGTGCGTCGATGTCCTCACTGTTCGGCATTTTTTCGTTCTCGGAGGTTTTTCGTGTCGCGCCCGCTCAGCCAGCGCTTGCCGTTACATTTAGGGCACTGGCCGCTGGGCGCGTCGCAATCGCAAAGTCCGCAAGGCGCCGCTTCCAACAGCGCCCTGCGGGTCTCGTCCAACAGTCCCTTTATCCGGCCCACGTCGAGGCGGTCGCTCCACGGCTGCCGCTCCGCCAGGGCGATGTCCTGGGCGAAACGGTCCACCCGGGCGGCAAGCTCGTAGAGCCTGCGCCCGCCCCGCAACGTCTGCCGGAGAGTTTTGGCCATCAAACAGTTCTATTACCCGGCCGCCGGCGGCGGGGTGATTCCTTCGTTGACGTGGATCACGCTGGCGGTGGCCGTGTCGGTGGTGTCGGCGTCAACCGTACCTAGCGGGTACTCGCCAGCGGCACATGCCGCCCCGTTGACGTAGCCCGAGGCGTCGCTGGCCACCGGGTCGCCGGCCGACAGGTTGACGGACGAGGCCTCGGTAAGGATTGCGCACGGGCCTTTCTCCACGACGTAGAACAGGTCGTTGTCGGGGATCGAGAAACCGACTGCGTAGGCGTCG